CCTGGCACGCCTGGCACGCCTGGCTGGCCTGGCATCGCCTGGCCCATCGGCGGCATGATCCCGCCACCGCCAGGCATCTGCGGGCCGCCCAGCGGTTGCCCGGAATACAGCAGGGAGTCGGCCATCGGGTCTTCGATTGCGTCCCGGCCCTCTTCCATCCGTGCTTCGTTCGGCGTTTGCCAACCACCCGCGACTGCCGACTGTCTTGCCTGAAGATCGAAGGCTTCGTCTTTCGGGACCGGGTTGTCGTAGGCAAGGAAATAGTCATCTTCCAAGCCGAACATGGGAAGAAGAGACTGATTTAGCTCCTGTTCATCCATGCGGCAAAGCGGAAGGACCGTTCCCTCTCTCCACTGACTGAAGCCCGATTTGGCACTTGCCAAGTTCGGATCATTTGCCTTCATCATCGTGACAGGAACGCCAAAGATCGCAGCAATTTCTTCCACGATCTCCTCGCGGCCAGCGACATCCTTGGGTGGGAAGTTCAACGGAGTGAACTGGACATCACCAGAAACCGCGATGAAGTTCCCGTCTTTCCTAGTTCCCTTCAGACGTTCCTCAACTTGCTGCTGGAATCGATCGAGCTGGTCCCCGGTAGGCGTCCCCTTCACGACCACCGCGTAGTCAGGTCGGGCCGAGTTGGCAAAGGTTGAAAGGTCCATCTGATGAACGGCGTCGTTGGAAAGTACCGCACCGAAGGCTGCTTCAACCTTGCCCATCCCGTAGTAATAATTTCCGGGATTAGGTCGCCGGAAGTGGATGACTTCATCAGGCTCGAAGACTTGCTTGCGTTGCGCGTCGATGCCGTAGACATACCCCTCGATGAAGTTGTCTTCACAAGGGATCACTTCGACGTACTGAGGAGCGAGCGGCCAGAGTTCGCTGGGCTGATCCGTTTCCGGGTCAATGATTGGATGCAGATATGAGTTGCCAGTCAGTTCTCCGTACAGCACACGAAGAACCGCAAGATCGAAACCGTTCAGGAATGGGTTCGCGTTCTGAAGCAGGTCGATGACAGGGTTGGACCCCGTGACCTCTTCGACATCGTCCCCCAGTTCCGCAGCCTTGCGAAGCACTGACATCGACGGCCTCTGGTCGCCAGGCCCGTCTCCCATCAGGTAGGACTTGGTTCGCCTCGAGACTGGGCGACCCTTCTGCCTTGTGTTGCTGTCCGCTTGCTTGTAGAGCCGAATCGGGACCGAGGCCACAGCGTTCGCGTTGATTTGGGCCGCTGCGTAGATCCACGAATGGAATGAATTGATTCCGCGTTGCTGGCTGAACGGTGGTCGGAGTTGCCCCTTCTCGCCCGTTGAGACGATGTTGACACTAGAAGCAAGGTACTTGTCCGTTGAAGTCTGCTTCTTCTGCTGGATAAGTCCGAAGAGGTCACCGATTGGCATAGTCAAATGATCCGAAAGTCGAACTGGTTCTGGGCGAGCGTCTCAAGGCATCGAATGGCAAGGGCCAAGGCACAGACACCATCATCGTGCATTCCAGAAGGAGCCTCGTATCGAACCCCTGTCCGTGTATATTCAAACTCGAAAGTCTCACACTCTGTTCGAAGCCAACCCTCTGGAATTCCGACCCTTCGGGTCTGAAAAGAGGACGCCAAGCCCTCCATGAGCTGCTGCTTCGATGTCTGGGAAAACTTGAATCCTTCAATCCTTGGGGCTTTTCGCTGAAGCCCCTCGACGATCGGGTCGCCCACTCCGGTCGAATCAATAAGCACCGGCTGCTCTCCGATCAACCTAGCGATCCGGTCCTCCGTTTCCTTCCAAGGAGACTGCCAACGCTCGAGCATACAGACCCTTCCGTCAGCATCAACGCCACAGACCACGGTCCAGTCAACACTTTTCGCCAAGTCGATTCCAATAGCCTTGGGCGGATCGGTTGAGAGCGGAATGGTACAGGCTGCGATCGAGTCAAGTCCGAACGGGTTGCCACCATCGTCGGCAGGAATGCCAAGGAACTCCTGGTCAAAGATGTGCTGAGGAAGTTCACGCCGGGCGGCCTCGATCTCATGCTTGGGGATTGTTGGGTTCGATGTGGTCGGCAGCCGCCAAGATCGCCAGCCTTCGTCTCCGATCTGGCCGCGTTCAAAGCATCGATGAAAGAATGATCTTCCCTTTGGGGTTCCCAAGAACCAAGCGTCACCTTGGCGATCGGCAAGGGTGGCCCGAAGCGTCTCTTGCCAGGCCGGTCCAAGATCCTTGATGATTCCAGCTTCGTCGATGATGACCCGGTCGTATCGGCGGCCCCGGCCAGAATCAACCGAGTCAAGGCTCCAGAAGTCCATCGTGCCACCTGAGTGGACTTCGATCCGTTTCTCGTTTCGGTCGATGCGGCTGATCATTGGCTGAAGGATTCGCTCGATCTCTCGCCAAGGATCAGCAAGGTATCGATAGGTCGGCGCGAACCAACCAACCTCAGCGCCGTCGAATACCTTTTCGATAGCGAGCTGGATACCCATGTGCGTCTTGCCGAATCGCCGACCGCATTCGAGGACGTTGAACCTGGCGGATTCGCGCAGCACCTGGAGTTGCCCGACGTGCAGAGCCTCCTCGATTGGTGCAACTTGTATCTTCATCTTTGGTCAGATCGCAAAGCCTACCGTGCCGCGATCACGGTGCTTCCGGATCTTCTTCTGGCGGCGTCGGATCGTAAGCGACCAACTTCAGAGCGGCGGCATCGGTGAGCATCTGTGTTGCCGTTGCGACGAGTGCGTCGATCAGTTGCTCGTCGAGCGTCGTGATCGGTGCGGTCTCCTTGAAGTCGTAACCGAGCGCGTTGAGCCTCGACTGCATGGCGTTCACGTTTGCGAGGAGAGCGGCGTAATGTTGAATCGTGTTCATGGTGTGGTTGATCCGTCCCAAGTTGTCCAGCCTGCGAGATCGCCGCTGGTGTAATCAGACATGAAGAAAACAATGTGATCGTTGTAGCCGCTCGCGTTCCACCACGGGCCGCCTCCCGCCCAAGTCGAATCCGTGAGACCGTCAGTTCCTTCGATCGGAATATAAGACTGCCTCGCGCCTTGTACATTACCCGCAGTCGCTTCTCTTCCTGCGACAATCCAACCAGCAGAATGCGCCTGACCGTAGCCTGAACTGCCTGCCGATTGCCAGCCAATTGCAACGTAGTCGTAGGCGTTCGAGTACTGAACGTGGCCGCCTTGCAACCCTTTTTTCCATTGACCATTTACGCCGGACATCGTGATTCCGTCCTCGGTCGTTCCATGACCGGCGACACTAGAGAACCGAATTTCGCTCCAATTCGTTGACGAGTCCCCGCCGGTCGGTCCAATCAAGCGAGAGGTAGCCGCATGGCCGTCTGGAACAATCCAGTAGCCAACGCCGGAGTTTGCGCTCATGTAGTCCGACCAGTTAGACCCACCGCTCGACGCCGGAGTCGGGAAGAACAGCCATTTGTTGGGCGGCGTCATTCGGTGTACTCCACCGCGAAGATGACATCGAGAGCCGAGGAGTTCGAGGAGCAAACAAGCGTCAGGACATCGTTCGCCGAGACGCTCGTGTTTGCGAGGCTGGTCTGGTCGCCGGTTGAATCCGTGACGCTCGCAGCCTTCACGACCGCAGTCCCCACCTTCAACGTCGCGGTGACCGTCCCGCTCGCGGACTTGATGTAGAAGCCGGAGATCGTTCGATCGGTCGCCGCTCCGGGGTCGATGGTGTAGGTCTTGTCCGCTGCCGTTTCGATCTGCCCGGTGTACGAACCGACGTTGGTAACTCCGAGAACGACGCGAGCCGCAGCCGCGTCAGCCGCTCCCGGTATCGTAACCATCGGGAGTGAAGTCACGCCCGTGCCACCTCTTGCGACTGCTAGCGTTCCGCTTGTGATCGTTGTCGCTGACTGGTTGTGGGCCGCTGCTGCGAAGTCTCCGGTCGCTGAGGTCGCCGCAGTTCCGAGACCGAGCGTCGTGCGTTGAGCCGCTGCGTCTGCATCGTCGAGCAACGCCTTGCCTGCTGCGGTCAGGTCGTAGACGCCAGCCGAACCAGATCCGGTGAACTGGATTCCTTTGTCTGCTGCCGATGTCAGTCCGGCGATCGCGGTCAGGTCTGCGTCTACCGGCTGCGCCTCAATGTTTGTCACATTTCCAAGACCAACATCTGACTTCGTTGTGTTCGAGTTGAGGAGCGTCGAAAGCGAGGTCAATCCCGTGCCGCCGCGAGCGACTGCAAGGGTTCCACTGGTCAACTTATCTGTCGAAATGTCCGGGATGCGAGCAACCGCAAGGGTTCCCGAGGTAATGTCGCCAGCCGCGTGGTTGTGGCTTGCAGCAGCAGCACCGATGTCCGAAAGGACTTCGGCGTTCGTCCGGCCTTCTACCAGTGCGCTCAAAGCGTTGATGCGGAGGAAGTCTCCTTGTGTGACGTTTGCGCCACACTTGAGCAGGTCGGTGTTTCCGACGCCCGTGTCAAGAATCGCGGCGTTCCCCAGACCGAGGTTCGTCCGAGCGGTTGAGTCTGTCACCTCGCTCAAGTTGTTCGAGGCGAGAAGATCGCCGTTGCCCGTACCGGCACCGATCGCTGTCCGAGCAGCAGCGGCATCTGCCGCTGTGAACACATTGGCTCCGACGGTCGTGGCTCCGAGGTTGGTTCGAGCCGTTCCCGCGTTCGCCAGATCGCTCAGATTGTTCGCGGCTTGAGCCGGCGGTGCAGTCGTTCCGACGCCGAGGACATGCCCGAACGAGTCAACCTCGATCGAACCCGGATAGTTCGTGCTGGTTCCGGTTCCTGCTTTGGTGTCGTGCGTGACCGTGATCGTGTCACCGACCACAGTCGTTGAGATCGGAGCGGTCCCAGCAACCTTGATGTTTCCACTACTGGTGATCGCAGTCCCAGAACCATTGTCACCCTGCGGAGTCACCGAGGTGACAGTTCCATTTCCCGCTGAGGACCAGGTCGTGTTGTAATTCGTACCGTCAACCTTTGCCAAGACTTGCCCGGTGCTTCCACCAGTTGGCACACCCTGACCAGCGGGGCCAGGCGAGGCCACCTGAACCGTTTGTGTCGCCTCGTTGATGGTGACGGTGTAGTTGGATTCATTGACGGTCACACTCATCTTGTCACTTCGCGCTCAATTCTGAGGCGTCCCTTGAGAATCTTGGAGACCACCCCCGCAGCAGAAACCAGCTCGAGATCGTAGACCCCTTCGGTCGGAGCCGGAAGGTCATCCGTTGCCGTGGCCGCTGCGGTGATGACAATGTTGGGGTTTGAGTTTGCAAGGACGATCTCCGATCCAGTCGCCCAAGAGAAAAGCGTTGACGATGATTCCCGGCCAACCCGGCCCATCATTCGAGCGGTGTAGTTGTCCGTGGAAAGCGTGAGGGTGTCGCCACTGGAATCTGCCCAGTTGAGGGAAAGGCTGAAGGTGGAACCCTGTTCAATGGTGATGGTGTTGCCGTAGATCTCGAAGGTCAAAGGTCATCCTCTTCTGTGGGTGGCTTGGTGGCTACTCGCTCGATGGTCACTGTCTGCTCGGTCTCAACGTGCTGCTTCACTGGTCCGTCGATCCGGTCCATGATCTCCTTCCAAAACTTGAAATCACCCTCTTTGGCAAGCACCAGCGCCGTTTGTGCCAGTGCGTCAAGGACTGTCCGAGGCTCCTCGCCCTCCTCGCGGAGCGTGTCCAAGATGGCCCGCTCAAGTGCCGCCTTCATGCTCGGAACCTTGGTGCCAGGCTTGCGACCAGGACCGCCCTTGTTGCCCGGCCCAAAGCGTCCGCCGTTGTCTCGGTTGTAGTCGGGGTCGGTGTGTTCTTCATTCATCGTCATCGTCCTCTTCTTCTTCTTCGTCTTCGAGGTCTTCGGTCTCCATGCCTTCGATCAGCCTGCCATAGGCGTACTCAGCAAGACCTCTGACCGCGTGGAGATTTCCAAATGGCACAGCATACGTCTCGGTCTCTCCCTTTCGATGCCGGGTCAGACACAGCAGCACAGCATCAGCCCCACCGTTTTCGATGACCTGTGCGACAGCGTCCCGCACTGCTCGAGCAACATCCGCCGGTATTGGTCTCGTCTCGCTCATCTGGCCTCTTCGATCTTGATGCCGATGCGTCGATGCTTGGTGGGCTTGCTGTGATGCTCAACCGAGAGCCTCAGCCATGCCGCACCGTTTGGCTTGGGTGGTGAACCTCGCTCGACATGCCACCCCTCCATCGGACTCATCTCGTCCTTGTAGCCCGGCGTGCTGACATGGTGGACATCGTCGAGCCTGACCGTTCCCGAGCTGGTGAGGCTCATCTTCGAAAGCCTGACCTGCCAGGAGTCGTGAGTGTGACCAGACCACACCATGTCCGCGTTGGGCAGGTAGGACTGACGCCGGCGAGTGTTGAGAACTCCGTGCGTCATCAGCCCACCGCCGCCATGACCGTGGTGGTAATACATCACCCGACTGAGTGTCTTGCCGCCCTCAAGGTTGACCACGAACCTGACGAAGCCGCCATAGGTTCCGGTGACCACTGGCGACCCTGCTGCCCTGAGCCTCTCGGCCAGCCGCTCGGTGAGGTCCGTTTCATGGTGCTTCAGGATCGACTGCTCATGGTTGCCTGGCGACATGAGAACGAAATGCTCGGCGAAGGGTTCATAGAACTCGGCAGCCGTTTCGACGAGGCTGTCGAGGTATCGACCCTGTTGGTGTTCTGGCCGGCACTGGCTCAGATCTGCTCGCCGGTCCCACTTGCCCTGCATCGCACAGTGCAGATCTCCGATGTCGAGGATGCCCGCGTTGCGCTCCACTGCCTCATCGAGGTGGAGCATCTCGAGCCGCCAGTCGCTGTGTGCATTGTCGTGGTGGCGGTCGGAGGAAAGGAGGAAGTCTTGGCTCCAGTGTGGTCCAGTTGCATACAGGTCCACTCGATAGCAGCCCTTCGAAGTCTGTTGCACAGCCCAAGGAATCTTAGTCTTCACCGTTTATGCCCCGATCATTTGTCGGTGGCCCTTGCCACCAGAGGTCTGTAGATCCTCTCTCAGGCGTCCGCGTCCTTTTCCTCGCTCTGACTCTCCTTCAATGCTGCGATCGCTTGAGACGCAGCCTGCGCAATCTCTCGGCCTCTCTTCAGCCCAGCATCGAAAGATGCGTCCGTTTGTTCCTTCTCTCGCTTCTTGTCGCCGGGTCTTTTGAGGAACAGCCCGCCCATGAGAGCGAGGCCAGACGAGATCAAAGCACCACCGGGCAGGGTTGACGCTGCATCCTGGCCCAAGCTGATTCCGGTCTCGGTGAGGCTCTCGATGATGGCGAGTTGCTCCTGAGCCGACCCGATGGCCTCAGCAAGCCTCTTGTTCTGCCTCTCGACAAAGACCTGCCAGTCTTCCCAGACCTGATCTGATTTCGATACCGGCACTCTGTTCTCGGTGTCGATGGCGGCCTGAACCTTCTCAGGAACTTCAAACTTGATCATGTCTTGAAGTTGGCAAGCCGAGAGCGTGGCGGAGATCAACAGAAACCCGACGAGCGAGCTGATGGTGATGGCGGCCCGTTTGTTTGCCTTGAGAGCGTCCTTCATCGTGCATTCTCCAGTCGTGCCAGGCGAGTCCTCAAATCATCGAGGCTTCGGTCCTGGTCCCGGTTCGTGGTGGTGGCTTCGATCGAGGTTTTGACAAGGTCAGACGCGATATCTCTCAGTTCGGCAATCTCGTTGGTGTTCTGTGAAAGCCGCTCATCTCTTCGGCCCACTGTGAGGAAGACCGCCGCGACCCCGATCACCAATGTGACCAGTTGAAGCGCTTGAAGAATCACGGTCACCGTTTGTCTATTTGGTTCAGTCATTTCGGGATGGATCTCAAGGACTTTGCGAGCATTTGCCGCAACTCTTCGGCGGCTTTT